AATTGGGGGGTGGTCTTATCTTTTGTCATTTAATTATTTAAATTAAATGCTTTTTCATAATATTCTTTTTGTAGCGGAATTAATCTAAGTATTTCTTTCAAGCTTTCCAATATGTATTCTATATATTGTATATCTTGGGTTCTTTGATACTCTTCTATATTTGTTTTTACTAAATTTCCTAGTAAAGTTATGCTTTCAGTAGTTTGTTGCCAATATTGTTGGTATATATGATTCATTATTATTCTGAATATAAGTCTAACTCATATAAGTCTATATTTATATCATCTGGTATAATTAATTCTGTCCAATTTTGATTTATTATTTCTAACATTTCAAAAGTAACTAGTTTTTCATAGATTATTCTTCTTGTATCATTTTCGATATTTTTTAGGATATATAGTATGAGTAACTTATAACTAGTATCATCATCTAATAAGTAAGTATTCATTTTTCATATGATTTGCTAAACATATTCCTTCTAATCTCTATGTCTATTATACTTATTCATCATATTATAATAAGTTATTTTAGTCATCTTTTCTGGTCACTACCATGATTTTCTGCTTCGATCAATTACCCTAACAGCGCCTTCAACTTCGTTTACTCCCCTAAACGGCTTCTCTGCCTACCGGTTTCAACATTAGGATGGCATAGTCTGGGTTTACCTACTATTAGCATATTATCATGGCAAACTTTCTCAAGATGATTTTTATAACAGTACTATAGTATGATGAACAATTATAATTTACATAGAAATTATCAGGAATATAGTAATTTAGCTGTTCATAGTTGGAAAATGATATACCTGTTTTTGTAGATTTCTGCTATCTCCTTGTTGTTCCATAGCTTTCGTATGCTTATATCTGCAAAATATATTAGAGAGAAGAGAGAGGAATTGTTGGATGCTTGAAAACTGCAGCCTGTTTTTTATTCACATTTGAACTGCTATTTATAATACAAAAATTGACTCTTACTATTCACAAACGACTCTTACTAACGACTCTTACTATTTACAAACGACTCTTACTATTTACAAACGACTCTTACTATTTACAAACGACTCTTACTATTCATGAACGACCTTTACTGTTCATGAATGACTCTTACTTTAATAAAGTAAACTATTCTTTACGACTTTTATAAAAAACAAAATAACATTTCTTTACAAAAGAAAAAGGAATCTATAAAAGTAGATCTTTCTGTCATATCTTGTTGTTTTGTCGTTTTCTTCTATCTGAATTATTCCAGTTGTACGTCTGGAACAATGTTATCTTCTCCTTTGCATTTTGAGCATAGGTGGTCTGGATATTTGTGACTAATTAGCTTGCAGTATCTTGTTAACAGATCTGGGGAGATGAAATTCCTCCTTATAGCTCTTGTGGTTGTAGGTTGTTCTGGTTTTAGAAGACTTAAGACCCACTGTCTTAGTTCTTCCATATCTGCTTCTCTTATATCTCTGCAATTTGAATATATCATTGTCTGTTCCCTTGAATAATAGCTCCAAATTGCATTCTGATTTAGATAGTTGTTTGCTAGTTCATTTAGTATAGTAGATATTCCAATTATCCTTTTGTTAGCATAGAATTCTGGAATATTTACTTTTTCTATCTCTTCTTGTTCTTCTATCTTTTCTGGTATGATCATTTCCCTTGTGAGTCCAATTTTGATAACTTGTATGATAGGCTTTATCTCTTCATATAGTATCTCTGCTGTAGCCGAATAGAATCGTACGTAGAATAATGTCCCTTTAGTTATCCTCTTATATTGCATGAATGCCTTGTATAACTCAGGTATATTGGCTATCTCTTGTCCTGTCTGTGTATATACAGTATCTAGTAGTCCGTAGTTGTAGCAGGTGGCTACTAATTTTGCACTTGTATTTGGTAAAGCTATCAATTTATTGTATCCTGTTAGATGGTGGGTAATATAGTCTTCGTTTGGATTTTGGGTAGATTGGGATCTTGGATTTTTATTTAAAAAATTCTGTATTTTATGTATATTGTCTATATAGGTACGGGTTATATGGTTATATGTCTTTTTGGTTTGGTTTAAACTTTCTTTGTAGGTATTTACCTGTGGTGGTAAGAATATTTCTTTCTGGGTATCTTGGGTATTTCTCTGTACGAATGGTTTTGAAAATAAATTGTTCATATTTATATTAGTGTATCTAGGTTTAATATCTTCCTTTTTCCTTGCAGATGAACTGCTAGTTGTGCTGCTTCCTGCAACTGTATTTAACAAACCGTTATGAGTTTTTAGGTGTTTCTCAACGTCACCTTCTAGCTCTGGAATTTTAGAGACTTCCGATTGTCTTAGCTCCGCATTTTTTGAGTCATGCTGCTGACTGCTAGCTGTTTTTCTCATTATTTGTATCTCTTCATCCATACTTTCCACTTTTTTACAAAGTGTAGTCATGGCCAAGAGTAGATTTTCCATTGTATTATCTGGATCAGTTTGGGTAGCTTTGTCTTGATAAATAATCTGCAACAACATTCTTGTTAGTATTAATTATTTCAATTGTAAATGTAAAGTTTAATATATTTAATACCAGTCTCCGTATTTCTTTTGTTGTGACTGAATCTTGTACTTTTCTAGTTATCCACCATTTTACTTGTGTATTGTCTGTTCTTACAATAAATCTGGTGTAAACTATATATGGTTCAAATGCTAATAGACATTTATATAATGCAAATAATTCTTTTCTATTTATTTCCCATTTTTCTTGTGGTTCTGTATAAGATCCTGAATAGTATCTGCAATGATGTTCTATTTTTTCTTTATTATATCTATACTTAAGAACTCCTCCATAGCTATAATTACTTGAATCTGTTTCTACAATATAGGTAAATTTTTTGTTTTCATCTGGAAAGTATAATTTTGGTAATTTTTTACACAATATCTTAATTTTCTTTATTTGTTCCTTATCTTTTTCATCAAAACTATATTCTACATCCTTTTTTAGTTTTTTCTGTAAAGGTTTTAAGTTTTCTGCTAATTTAGGTATATATTCCCTTACTTGGTTTACTATTCCTAGAAATGATTGTAATTTCTTTTTTGTATCAATGTTTTCATCAAGATTGATTATTTTTTGTACTATATGAGTTTGCATTTTTATTCCATTTTTATCTATTTGTATTCCTAAAAATTCTATCTGATTTTTCATAATTTCTGCTTTGGTTTTGCTTAAGCTTATACCAGAGTTTTCTATAATATGTGCGAATTTTTCTAATAATTTTATATGTTCATCTTGTGTTCTTGAATATAGTAGTATATCATCTATATATACTATACAATTTTCTAGTTGATTAAAATAGTTGTCCATAAAATGTTGGTATCTTCCTGGTGCATTTTTATATCCAAATGGTAAAACATTCCATTCATAAAATCCTTGTGGTACTGTAAAAGCTGTTAATTTTTTAGATTCATCCTCTAGTTTCAAATGATAAAATCCTGACTTACAGTCAAATTTACTAAAGTAATTATATCCTTGTATTTGTCTTATCTTTAATATTTTATTGGGTATTGGATAATTATATGTTTTAGTTTTTGCATTTAAATTTCTATAGTCTATGACCATCCTGCTTTTTCCTCTTTTTTGTTCACTATGTTTATTTACTATAAATGCTGGACTTGTATGTTTGCTATTACTTTCTTGTATATATTTATTATCCAATAAATCTTTTATATGTATTTTAAATTCTGTTAAATCATTAAAGTTATATTTTAGAGGTTTTTGTGTTATTATACTATTCTCTTCAATTAGTTCTATTTTTACTTTTGTTTTATGTTTCTCCCATCCTTGTAGAGGGTTATCATTATATAATTTTTCTAATTTTTTCTGGATTATCTTTACTTTATCTATTGTAAATATGATAATTTCTAATTGGGTAGTTGTGTTTTTATTTATATTTTCTAATTTTTGTGTGATCTTTTCACTGCCTCGTATCCATTCTGTAGTTTTTCGTTGTTTATTATTTACTCTTTTAGCTCCTACTTTATTTTTACATGGTGTGGTAAACCACCAGTGTGTTTTTGTTATTATATGTGGGTATAACTTTTCTAAGAATGGCATTCCTAATAACATATCTTTTGTGGTAAACTCAAAGTTATATATTTCTTCTATAGTTAATATTTTATCCCATATTTGTATTTTTACGTTTCTAGCTTTGTAGTTAATCATACTACCTTCATTATTAAATCCTGTTACTACCATAGGTGTTTTTAATTTTTCCCATTTATCTGTTGGTAAACAATTATATTTACATATATTAGCTTCTGCTCCTGTATCTATCATTGGTGTATAGTATCTATTATAATATCCTTCTACTATGATTTTTGCAAGTATGTATATTTTCATTCTTCTGTTCTTTTTATTATTACTTTTTTATTCTTATATGTTATAGTTAATTGCTTATCTTCTAAATTATATGGTTTTAATCTTTCTAACCATTTTATTCCTAGTGTAATATTTTCGTTTCCTTGATATATTTTAAATTGTATTATTAGAGGTATTCCTCCAATAATTATTTCTTTTTCTGTTATTTCTTCATTTATTATTAATTCTTTAGGTAATTCAGGGCATAGTTGTTCAGTAGTTATTATTTCACTTTCTGCTACTAATTCTCTTATGATATAATTTTCTTCCTGTCCTGTGTTTATTAATATTTGATATTTTCGTTGTTCCATAATTCCAGTTATATAATAATGATATGGCTTTATTTCTTCTATTGTGTTTCTGGCTAAATTTTTTGGGATTATATATTCTCTTTTCGATGTACTTATTCTTGATGATGTTGGTGTTTCATGAGTTAATTGTTTTGGTATACTTGATGTACTTAATCTTTCTTTTACTATTTCTAAATCTTCTTCCATGTCAATTTCTTTATAGCTATATTCATTATTGTCAATAACTGTAACTATTCTTTCAAACGGGTTTTCTATTTTGATTTTATTAATTTTATTTTTCGCTGCTATTTTATGTTTTGTTGTTAATACGTATAGGTTCTTACATCTGGCTGTAAATACTTTACTTCCGGGTGCTAACTCTATTCCTGACATCTTCCAGTATAATACTAATGATTTATCTATATTTCTATCATTTAGTGCTACTGAATAGTTGGCGCTTATTATAAATTTAAACTTTTGATATATAAGATTTCCTTTTATTGCACTTATTATGCTTTTTTCTATAGGTTGGATTATTCTATCATCTGCTAGATATATTTCTATAGGGGTATCTATTCCTTCTCTAAAACATGCTTTTATTAATATTTCAGTTCCTCCTAAGTGTACATACTTAATTGGGTTTTTTGCCTTTATATCTTGTATTTCTTTATTTATTATTCTTTTGTTTATTATTGGTATTTTGGCCTTACCTCCTGTATATTTGCAATCAATTATATGTTCTTTTTGGCTAACTACGTAGTATTCTTCTTTTTGTCTTTTGAACCAATTTTTTATCGTAGGTACTTCAAATATTTTTTCGACACTAAGGTCTAATTCTTTTCCTTTTATTTGTTCAAATATATTATTATCAAATATAATTTTTTGTTCTGAGGATTCTTCATTTTGATATTCTTCTCGTGCTACTACTTTTATTTCTTTTTCAGTCATTAGATTTCATCTTCTTCTTCAGTTATTTCACTATCTATCTCATCATCTGAATCTGATATTTCATATATACTGTCTTCACTATCTAGTTCATAATCTATATATTCCATCTGCATATATTCTTCATCATCAATTATAATTTCAGTTATTTGTTTTTTCTTTGGGTTTTTAGGTGCTTTGCAGTCTTTAGCTATATGTCCTAATTTTCCACAGTTATAACAAGTACATTCTGTTAGTTTCTTTTTTGGTCTAAATGGTTTTTTAGCCTGATAATTTTTTACATAATATCTTTTTCTTGGTTTTTTATATTTATACTTTGACCTATGTTTTTTATATTTCTTTGTTTTCCATTTTTTGTTATATTTATCTGTACATCCAAATTGTGGTGCTGTTTTATTTTTACAACATTTTAAGTTTTTTATTAATATTTTTTCCATTTTTATTTCTTCTTTATATTTCTCACATAATTGTACAAACCATTGTTGTAAAAATTTTATCCTAGCTCCTAAAGTATCTGTTAATCCTGCTTCATTCCAATCCTTTATTATTTTTGAACTAAAAGGTTCTGGTAATTTTGTGAAATATAATTTTCTTATTTCTCTGCCTTCTTCTGTATTATATGTTCCTTTATAATAATATTCTCTAAATGCACAAGTATATTCATCTATATAGCACATATTACATATTGCTAATTTTGTCATTAGGTTTCTATTTATTTGTTTTTCCTTATGTTGTTCTTCTGTTTCTGTAGTCATACTACTAAATTCGTTTCTTATGGCTATTTCATATTTGTATAATATTTCCATACTCGTTGTTGCCATGTCACCATTAAATTTTTTATTACTTCTTAAAGTATCTATACTTTCTTTTGTTAAATTATGTAACCATAATTTTACTGTCCCTATAAGTGTCCTTTCTATATATCCTGGTGTTTCTGTTATTCCTATTTTATTATCTATTAATTGTTTAGATATATATCCTATCCATAGTTGGATTGTTTTATTTATATCCTCTACACAATCTAAATCTAAAAAGTTATATTGCTCATGTATTGGTTTTGGTGTCCATTTTTTATTTAGTCTACTATTCCATAGTGTATTATTTCTATCAGATTGTTCATAACTAACTGTATAATAACTTGGGTTTAATTCTTTTGGATTCTTTATACCTGATGTGCTAGGTTTTTCATCCATATTTACATCCCCTGTATTTATTTCTAAATTTTTTGTTTTTTCTATATTTTCTAAAATTTCTGTATATGTTTCACTTATTTCGCTTAGCTCTGACTTTTGGTCATCTATATTATTATCTATTTCTTCAATTCTGAGGTTTTCTTCTGGTTGTAATTTTTGTTTGAATTTATTTATCTCATCCGTTAATTCTATTTCTTTATCTTTCTCTCTTTGTTTATTTTCATATAGTAATTTTAACATATTTAATTCTTTTTCTAATGCTATAATTTTTGTATTCTTGGTTTCTTCCAATTGTTGTATTTCCTTATTTGCTTGATTTCTGATAATTTCAATTTCCCTCTTTTTATCAATTTCTTCATTTTCCTTAATTATTCTTGTCATGGCTGTCAGGCTATCTTCTAATCTTGCTGTTTCTTTTTCTATCATTAGGTATATTTGGTCTCCTATTTTTTTATATCTTCTACCTAGATTTGAAAATATTATCTTTATTTTCAATCCATCTTGGTTTTCATATGTCTTTTCATCTATCGCAAATTCTTCTTTATTCATTATAGGTTATGTTGGAGTATATATTCAAACTGTTGTATTTGTATTTGTAAATTTAATATAATTTTTCTTTGAACTAGTAAAGATTTCTGGCAAGTTCCAGCAAATATATTATTCTTAAGCCTATCTTGTCTATGTCGTAATTCTTGTCTTTTTTCTGTAATTTTTTCAAAAAGTTGTTGTTTATATTCTTCCTTGTTCATACTGTTTTTTCAAATACTGGATATATTTATATTCTGTATTAGATATGATATCTATTAGTTGTTCTAACCTATTATTATCTATCTTTGTTATGTGTAATTTTTTATATTCAGAGTATAACTTTCTTAGTTTCTTGTTTGTTTTTCTTACACTGTTTCTTATTTGGTCTTCTTTATTAACTTGATGTGTTTCTTTTTGTGTACTGGCTCTGATACCA